AGGGTGGGCAAGATTAAAAGCTTGGCTTGACGAAAAAAAATGCTTGGTACCATCCACACCGGGGGATGAAGGATCTTGTATGGTGCATCATTTATTTTTACAGGGAACCCAGGAAGAATGGTTTGTCCCTTGCCCGATATGCGGAGCCTATCAACCTCTGGAAGTCCGCAACCGTGATGGGTATGGCTTGGATTGGGACACAAAACGAGGAGTGATAAAAGAAAAATCTGTTGTCTATGTCTGCCGCCACTGTTCAAAATCATTCGAAGAAAAACATAAATTCGATATTCAGCAGGGCGGTGAATGGAGACAGCCAGCAACAGCACAGCCGGTCAATAGATTTACGGCAAGTTTTCAACTGCACAGCCTAAATTCAATGTTCGAGTCTTGGCTAGAAATCGCGTCCAGTTTTGAAAATGCATTAGATGATCCTTCAGCAAAAAAATATTATGACAATCACGTGGCAGGGATCCCCGCAAAAGAAAAAGGTTCCAGAATTGATTCATCAATCGTAATGGAGAACCGGGGCGATTACAGAACCGGCACCGTCCCAGATGGCGTTTGTTATTTGACATTAGGGGCAGATATTCAGGGAGGCGCGGAACGGTGGAAGGATCACACAGAGGAAGAATTGCAGGACGAAATCACCAAGGCAAGAAAGTCCGGAGAGATCCACGAGAAAAAATTTCCCCGTATTGAAATGGAGGTTTACGGGGCCGGGCCATCTTATCGGGGCTGGTCAATTGATTATCATGTTTTTTACGGCCGAACAGATAACGCTTATTCGGGGGCGTTTGAACAGTTGTATAATTGGGGAACAGATTTAACACAGACAAACGGCGGGTTTGGATACCTCAGAGAATCAGATAATCAGCTTTTTCCTATTGTCCTGTCCCTGATCGATTCGGGCCATAATGCGAGCGTTGTTTACTCGTTTACCCATAGATGGGGCGCAACATATCCGAGCAAAGGGGACCGGATGTTAAAAACTAAAAACGCCCAGGATGCCGCCATGCATCAATCCAACTTTACTAAATTCAAACAGTCTCGGGTTGATGGCGGTATGACCACGCTTTATACGATATCTACAAAACTTTACAAAAAACAGCTTTATTCTTTGCTTCGAATTAAACGGATTCAAGAAGATATTCAATCCCCCGGTTTTCAGGATTTCCCACGGGAATATCAAGCAAGATATTTTGATGGACTGACTGCAGAGGAAAAACTGCACAACGGAGAGTATGACAATAAGGGGCGATACAATGAGCCCACGGATTGTCGAATTTATTCTATGACCGCCGCCGATATTTACCTGCAGCAAGAGGCCGAACGTTTTAAATCTTGGTTTAAATCAGAACATAATTGGAGCGATCGCCAACTTGAGTCAATCAACCACCGATATGTCATTGAGCAATTAGCAAAGCGGATGAAAATCAATGATAATTTCTTGAATACGAAAAAACCTACATAATTGTCATTTTAAGTAATTTTTAATAGACGATATTGTCCGGCACAAAAGCCCGTGTTTAGTGGCTTTGATCATTATTGTGGAGAATTCAAGTAAATCACCCGTCCATTTTGTCGAGTCTGATTGTCCTGTAAAAATCCCTGAATAATTTATTTTCAAACAAACCTTTAAAGCCTTTATTCATGCGGGTTTAAAAACTTTTATTTATTTTATTATTAAGTGTATTGGTGGCACAGTATACGCATTATATAGTATATAAGCGGTTGATTAACTGCAAAATAAAACCTAAGAGGAGATTGAAAAAAATGAAACGAATTAATATTTATGAAGAAAACGACGAGCAGGGATCAAGCCAATTTGCAGGCTGGTTTAATGAAGACAGCGCGACTGTGATTGCGAAGTATGACGAGGGCGACTTATACCGAAACGGCAAGACTTTACGGGCAACAGCAAAAGGAAAATTGGTTGTCAACTCTTGGAATAATCAGGGTTACGACAGCTACCGTTTTGCAAAAAATGAATCGGAGATTGCGGAAATTCTGTCAAAAGGTGGGTACGGTGGGGACGACACCAAATTAATGACGATTCTTGAAAAATACGAATTGTAAGGGGATAAAATGAGCGCAAGAACCAAAACCGTAAAAATCCACTCAGAGATCCTTAAAAAAGTCTCTGATGTGGTCAAGACCAGGCAGATTGCCGGAGAGGAAAAACTGACTATTGCCGAATGGATCGAACAGGCGATTATTGAAGAACTCAAAAAAAAGAGGTATTGAATGAAAATTTATTTTATCAACGGCGATATTATATCGTCAGTAAAAACAGGGATTAATGAAATTAGAAGCGCGACAATAGAGTACGATTCCGAAAAAAACAATTATCGTTGTGCTTTTTTTGGGGATGATCAAAAGCGAATAATAAAAAGAGTCAATACGATTTCTTTTCCAGGTATCGGCTTTGTTAATAGTCATGTTTCAGAGGGCTGGGAACATTTCACCGCTGAAAACAAGAAGTATATTAACTTTTACGGCAAAAAATAAAATCTTGACAAGCCTTGCAAAAAAATATTAATGTCCCTGCATGACTGTATTAAATGATTTTTTCAGAGGCAGAATCACGTATTGGACTGACCGCCTTGCAGCGGCATCGCTAATAGTCGAGCATTTAGAAGATACGGAAGGCGTTGACGCTTTCAAATTCGACTCCGGTGAGGCTGCATCCTCCGCATCATACATAAAATATCACGCCGCAGTAGATGTTGTATCAAAATCAGAAGCCAATATTTTACACTACACCGGCAAAATAAACCGAACCGGCATTGTACGCCATAACTTGAGGCGTAGATAATGGGAACATGGAGCAGATTTTTATCATTGATCGGAGCTAGGTCTATTACAAGTCAAAGCCAGCCCGTTTTACCACAACTACCAAGCAGACAACCGCAAAATTACGGATCATTCGGTGCCATGTCAGGCGGTTCAAAATGGCATAACGGATTAAGTTCTTCCGGCGCACAAACTTCTATCGACTCATACACCACCCTGCAAAACGTCCGGGCGGCCTACCACGAATCCCCGCAATTAAGAATTCTTGTTAATCGACCCCGTGATCTCACAGTTGATACCGGCCTAAAATTAGAGCCTACACCGGCGTGGGAACAACTTGGAGTCACTAACACCGATTTTAAAGAAAAATGGACAGAGGATCACGAACAGCGTTTTGACATTTACATGCAGTCAAAACAGTGCCACAGATCAGGCACAATGACCGGCTACCAACTGCAACGGCTGTACTCTTTGTTTGATGGGCGGGACAATGATCAATTCGTAAGGTTTTTTTATAACCGGAATCAGTCCCTAATGTCTCCCGTCCAACTTGAGTTTATCGACCCGTCACAAATCAGGGGATCATCAATAACAAGATCAAGCGGTTTTCAGGATTACACGGACGGAATTAAACGAGATATCCACGGGCGTGAGATCAGTTATTTAGTGACCGTCAAAAGAAAAGTAAAAGGCGTTTGGAAATGGGAGAATATAGAAATCCCGGCAAGAGGCGCGAAGTCTGGACGTGTTTTTATGCTCCATGGTTTTGAACCGGAATATGCAGGACAAGGCCGCGGATATTCAAAACTTCATTTTGCTTTACAGGATTTTGAAAACATCGTTGATTATGTGGCCGCTCAAACCAAAAAGGCGATCAATCAAGGTGACATGATTGGTTTTGTTAAACCTTCCGACTCCTCACCCGCTTCGAATCCGTGGGAAGGGATGCAGGGAAGTCCGAGCGGGCCAATAACTGATCCAGTGATTTCAGCCAATGACGACACCGGGGAGTTTGAAGCAATTGCACGAGCAGAATACACAAATAGAATACCGGGGTCCGACTTTATCGCCAATCTGCAAGCCGGTGAAGAAATAAAGTTTCTATCAGACACGGCACCCGGACCACAATTCGATGCTTTCATAACTTCGATTTTTAAACATACATCGGCTGCAACTGGATACCCGTTTGAAGTCATGTTAATGGCGTTCAACTCTAATTATTCAGCGAGTCGGGCGGCATTACTTGAGGCGTTCAGAACAGGGAGAATCAGACAGGCAGATATTAAAGCTGATTTAATAGATATATGGTGGGAAATGTGGATGTCGGAAGAGATCGCCGCCGGTAGATCACAACTTCTTGGCTGGTCAGATTCACGATTAAAACCAGCATGGCTTAAATACAGATTACAGGGTCCACCACTTCCAAGCATTGATCCCGGAAAAGATAGAGCCGCATTAGAAAAAGATTTAAAATATTCTTTGACGACACAGGAGGCTGCAGCACGATCCATCAATGGATCATCTGCAAAAGCCAACATGATCAAAAATAAAAAAGCATTTGCGGAGACTCCCACCGTACCGTGGGAAGATGAACCGCTTACAGCAACAGAATCCGACAACGAGGGAGAATAAATGGCCGCACCTGTAATTGTAGCATGTACAAAAGAAGCCTGGACAAAAGTCGCAACAGCCACACAGTCAGGTCTTATCCATTTAAAAACCGGAGTTGATCAGGTCTGGTTGCAAACGTATGTCTTAACTGGGGCGAGTGCTCCATCTGATGATTCAACAGCTGTTATTTTCGGGAAAGATTCAATATCAGGAGAAACTGAGGAAATCGGGGCAAGTGCTCCATCCGATGTTTATGTTTATCCGACTAAAAAAGACGGATCAGTACGGGTAGAATTATGATTGGAGGCGTAAAACAATTTTTTGCCCGGATTTATGCGGGGGCTGTTAATCTCGGTAATTATTTTGAGATTGAACCGGACGGGACACCTGTACAGCATGGGGATGCTACGGTATGGGACGATATCACCGGGTCATTAGTGGCTCGGAGGCTTGAGAGTGTATTAGGCCGTTTGCAGTATGATTACACAGAAAATGCTATAATCATGCAGGACAATGGGAGTATTGGAGCCACAGCAGACAGATTGATTTTCAACTTTCAAAAACCACACGGCGCGAAAGTTGCGTCTGAATTCAGGCTACATGTTCATTGGGAGCAAACATTCGCCGGGCAAGTCGATTTCACTTTGCAGTATCGTATCCAGAAAAATGGACAGGCGAAAACAACAGCATGGACAACCGTCAATCGAAATAGCGTTAACGACTCAATTTTTCCGTATGTTTCCGGGACATTAAACCAAATAACGCGACTCGCTGAGATTGATTTAACTAGTTCCGGGATTTCTGCAACGATTGAATTTAGGCTTGCTAGAACCGACAATACAGGACTTGGGGATATTTTAGCGACTTTTGCCGATGGCCACATTGAATTTGACATGAACGGTAGCAGGCAGGAGTACGCCAAATGATTGGTGACGGATTAATAAGCGGGGCGGTTTCTCCATTCGGCGCAATCATAAACCTATCAATCGAAAATGCAAAAATCGTTGAGGGGATCACTTGGAGCATTGCCGATAGATTCGTTGTCCAGCCAGCCACAACAAAAGTTTTTGATATTTTATTCGATCCGACAGCATTCTCAAAGTCTGAATTAATTTTACTACCGATATCGTTTAAAGCATTCGGGGCCGGGCCTGTTTTTATTGACACGTATGTTGATCCGGTCGTGACAGCAAACGGAACAGAGATTTTATCAATCAATAGAAACCTGAAAATAGCTGATGCCGCAGAATTGAAAATTTACAAACAACCAACAACATCAAGTCCGGGGTCTAAATTGCCGCCTGAATTTTCAATATTTTCTGATGGAACGGCGGCGGTTGCTCATGTCGGTGGATCTGTTTCAATTGATTTGGTTTTGGTGATCGATCCTACAAAAAAATACTTATTCCGCCTCAGCAATCAGGAAAACACAAATGCTGATGCCACAATATCATCAGCTTGGTTTGAGGTAATATGACAATAGAGCAACTTTTAATCGGTTTTGGGTTTGGAATTCCACTTATTGCACTCACTGGATTTTTAATAAAATGGAATCTTGAAAATAAGCGGTCCCTCACGGATCTTGAAAAGCATGTCGAAGATACAAAAGTACATGATGCCGCCTGTACGAAGTATCAGAACACAATGACTGAGAAAGTGCGCGGACTTTCTGGCAAAGTCGATTCAATTGAAAAAATGGGGACGGAGTTAATGTCCGGGCAAGCACAAAATGATAAAGTCATGGATTTTATGCGGGATATATCAAGGGATACAAAAGGGGCCATTGAAAAAACAAACGATGCAATTATAAAAATGGGGACCAGTTTTGATCACCTTGCGACAGTGCTAGATAGAATGAATAATAAATAACTGATTTGACAAACACGAACAGAATCAAATAAGATGCCAAAAACTTAAATAAAAACTATTATGCCTGTACAAATTGAAATAGATGGTGTCATTGGATGGGACGTTATCCCGTCCGATATTAGCAACCAACTGAAAAAAGCAAACGGGGAAGACGTAGAAATATTGTTTTCATCCGGCGGTGGTTTTATTTCTGATGGTCTAGCAATATTTAACCATATCCACGATTATCAAGGAAAAACAACGGCTATCATAATCGGAATGGCGGCGTCTATGGCGTCTTACATCCCACTTGCAGCCGATAAAGTAATCGCAAAATCAAACGCTGTCTATATGATCCATGATGCATTGATGGGGATTTATGGCAATCAAAAAGAGTTAGAAAAAGGCGCGGCGATCCTTGGCGGGTTTAGTAATTTACTCGCTGATATCTATGTCAAAAAAACAGGCAAGACGCTTGATGAAATCCGGGATTTAATGCGTGATGAAACGTATTTTTTCGGCTCTGAAATGCTGGAAGCCGGTTTTGTTGATGAAATCGAAGATATCGAAGTGGGCGACAAATCAAAAGACGATATTGTTTTAGACGCAATGTTAAAAGCCGAAATGATCACCGATAAAATGAAAGTAAAACCAGAAAATTACAACAAAATTGCCGCGATATTAAAACCCGCTGCAAAAGAACAGTCCCCCGGCACTGAAAGCCCGGCCAAGCGTGCAAGCGCAGAATCAAAAAATCCAAAAGAGGAAAAAGTTATGGATTTAACACAATTTTTGGCCGAGAATCCCGAAGCCAAAAAAGAGCATGACACGCTTGTGATTGCCGCCGAGAAAAAAGGTGCGGACAGCGTACAGGCACGAGTGGACAGAGTTAGTCCTTTTTTAAACGGACCATACAAAGAGCAAGCCGCAAAAGTATTGAGTGGCGAAGCATCGGCAGAAATGTTTGAAATGGCCGCAAGTATGATGGATGCCGGAGTTGAGGCAAAAAAAGCGGACGATGCGGACGGTGAGCAAGAAAAAGACACACCAGCAGGAAAACAAGAGAAATCAACTGACGGAATTCTTCGAACTGATGAAGATGAAGCCGCCGCAATCGCTAAACTGAGGGGGGCGTAATGACTGTACAGACACGGACAGATATTTCCACCATCCCGTTTATTCGGCACAGTGGACCGGGCGCAATTGTTCAGGATGGAGTGATCAAACAGGATGCGGGGAGATCGGCAGTATTGGCGGCCTTCACGCTCTTGGCGAAAGAATTATCAAGCGGGAAATATGTACCGTTGACAGATGTCAACCCTGCTTTGACAAGTGCGTCAATGTTATGTGGTGCAAACGGCGGAAACTTGGCAGCATGGCAGGCGGTCGGAGACGGAAGTTTGACAATCGTTGTGGACGGAATAACTTTGGATATCACAGGTATGGTTTTCACGGGTGTCACTGCACTAACTGATATCGCAGGAATCATCAATGTTGCCCTTGGATTAAGAGCACTTTGTTTTTATGATGAAGTTGGGGACGTTTTCACTTTTGTCAGTCCAAAACAAGGCTTACCAGCGTCAACGATCACCGTATTGACTGCAGGTTCCGCCGGAACTGATGTGACGGGAACCGGATTTTTGAACGGACTCACGACAGTTGGAACAGTGACAGCGGCAACAGGCGGAGACGCAGAAGACGTTCCCGCAGCGATTTATCTGGGTCCAGATATCACAGCCGCCGCAATCGTGGCAGGAGATGTTGAGGACCTGCAATTGTTGACCGGTGATGCCTTTATTGATGAAGATCAACTGATACTTGAAAATAGCTTAACTCTTGCCGATGTTATCACGGCCAAATCTCAAACTGTGCGGGACGCATTACGGCAGATCGGTATTCAACCGATTGACACCGAGGCTTTCAGCGCACAAGAAAACACATAACGGGGAATTGATATGACAAACTTTGCAGATCCTTTGGGGACTGATCAATACTCTCGGGTGATGGTCAGCGCATTAGACGAGCGCGATATTGTAAGCGTTCCAACAGCCGGACAAGCCTTTTTTGGTGATCCAAATCAAGGCGGATCACAGACCGTTTTCGCTGATGGATCGGGGGCGGTTGATATTGATATTATCCGTTCATCTGGCGAAACATTGGCGGCTTTGATTAGCCGGGGCGGATCGGGAATCAACACAAGTGGGCAACCGAGCGGCGGGGATGAGAAATACACTAATTTTTCTCGATCATTCCCCCTGATTTACGATACCGCACAGATCACGGCCAAACAGGTCAACGAAATGCGAGTAGCGGGTGAAAATCCTTATTCCGGCGCGAGTCCAGAAGAGCGGATGCGAAAACTTGCAATGAATCTGCATCTTGAAATCATGCGGCGGATTGTGAGAACTCAGGAGTATCAGGCTTGGGAATCTCTGATTACCGGCACAATGCCAGCTATCTACGGGACGACAAACACAGACCTGATCTATGATTTCTTGCGAAAATCTACCCATAATTATACTGTTGCAGTCCTCTGGGATAATGCGGCGGCTGTGATTCTGGATGATATGGACGATGCATGGGATTTGGGGCGGCAGGACGCTTTCGTTTCTCTTGATGGAATGGTTTTGGGTGGTGAAGCGGCAAACGCTTTTTACAATGATTCCGAGATCACAGCGGGCGGAGATAATCGCCGGATTGATTTGGTTGCTTATAACGATCAAATTTCATTGCCGTCACGATTCAATAAATGGATTGAAGCCGGTATGACCTGGATTGGAAAAGCGCGAACGCCACGGGGGCACGAGTTTTATTTGTTTACTTATGACGATGTGTACAAAGCACCGTCTACCGGGACGATCACAAAATACATGCCTGATAAAAAAGTGCTGTATTTTAGTTCTCAGGCCCGTATGGATCGATATTTTGGCCCGTCTGATGTGATGCCAATCGATCCGGCGCGGGTTCAGTGGTATCAATGGCTTTTCGGGATGTCCCCTAATGCCGCAGAGATGCCGGTAATCAAAGGTGCAAACGTCCTTGATCCACGAATGTTTTATCACGATGGGTTCCCATCTCCTGATGGGCGATCAGTAACCGTTAGGAGCCAGTCGGCGCCTA